AGCTTGTACTTGTTTGGCTTCCTTCAGTACTTGTTTAAGTAACACCTTTGTCTCAGCCTCATAAGTAACACCGTCAATCTCTACCTGCCAACCGCTTGGTGTCTTCATCTCCTCTGTCTTAGCAGGGAACTCGTTCTGTAGTTTGTCCAGCAGTTCAGCACGACGGGCTATAAGTTTCACCTCCAGCTTCTCTGCTTTATCTATATCAAACGCAAACCCACGCTTCTCTTGGCGGTGCATAAGGAAAGCAAACCAGTGCTCAATCGCTAACATATGTTCACTTGGTGCTGTCTTTAGGAGTTCGTCAAACAACAGCTGTGTCACGATGACATCACGCTCGCAGTACTTACGCATCTCTTCGTTGTAGCTGTCAAACGCACCATCCTCTTCACCGTACGCTAGCTTGGTTACCTTATTTATACGCTTACCCCACGCTTTCAAGGAGTGACTGCCGGGCCCATAGTCTTCGTTGAACTGCTTCACAACTTTTTCGTGTAAGTATTGTTGAACAAATTTCCTGTAAACCTCTGAACCTGTCTTCAATCCTTGCTCTTCAGCAAGTTCATAAGCTATAGGTCTATGTGGTTCGCAGAGTTTATTTCTTTTAATTATATCGTCGTTCCGTACATCAGGTACTATACATCTTGCCATGACCAGCGTATCAAGTACCTTTATCAAAGCAGGGTGGAAGTTGTACAGCTTGGACAGAGCAGGTAGATCAAAGCCTATAACATTATGACCGACGATCTTGTCTGCCTTAGCTAACTCCATTAGTCCGTTCTTTATACCAGCACCGTGATAAGTAATCATCTTTGGGATGGTAGGGTCGTAGATAGAGAGGCAGTGAACAGTCTTTAAGTCAGACAAGTTCGACCAGTCCTCTATCGCATTTGTTTCTATATCAAAGAATAGTGTTTTCATATATTTAATTCTAATTGGTTTAGTGTCATCCATGTCGATGCACTCTGTTCGTTTTCTACACGGTCAGCTATAACCGCAGCTCGTTGTCCTCTTGTCGGTGGTGGATACATACCAAAACGTTCAACTAACAAACCATTACGCTCTGCATTCGTTGAGTCTGCACTCTTTAGCGGTAACCTAGTAAACACTTTTGGGTTTAACATACGCAACCCGTGCATCCGTACTTTCGGTTTACCCATGTTATCTGTAGCTACATCCATGATCTTAATCATACGCGACCACCATATCTTAGAGTTAGGTTGTGAATACTCACCACTTGATCCAAGACATATGTAGTCGTAGTTATGTATCAGCCGTTCCAATCGTTCAAACGATTCGTGCATATGATATACTGGTACTCCTATATGTTTAGGCAGTGTCCACTCTTGCAGCAGTGCATCGTTCTCTTCCTCAGTTCCGTCGATAACATCAGGCATCACTGCCCAATCAAACGCTGGGTGCTGCATCCACTCTGTAACAAACTTAGTGTAACCACTCATATCAAATGGCTTGCCTTGTTTCCACGCAGTGAACGCACCGTTATCCAACGCAAACGAAGAACACACTGAAGCGAACAAAGGGAGTTGTGAACGAGACGCATAACTAATAAAACAATGACGACCCTTTGACAACGTTACCATGTCTGCTGTAGTACCTGCTCCTGCCATGCCGTGATAGTGTATCATGGAACAAACTCAGGAAACTCTAGATTATTTAAAGCTTCCTCTAATGTTGGAAAGATGTAGTCAGCATGATAGCGTATCCAAGGACTGTAGCTGTTAGTCACCACAATAATCTGTTTTCGTAGAGACCAAGCAAACATGATTTCCATAGCAGTCCCGTAACTAGGATGGTCGCACTTAGCTAACACAGTATCGCAGGTCATTATATCAGTCTTATCTCTTTTTACGATACGCTCAGGTATGTCAGGCTTTCTTTCCATACCTCTGTAGTCAGCATCAGTCGGCTTTAAACACATAATATTTTTCTTCATCAGAAGCTTGTGTGTTGCTTTTCTCCAGCGAATGCAAGTGTCATCCTGCTCATAGATAGGCCCTGCTAAGTATACTAATCGTGCTTCTATCATCCATTCACCTCCACGCACATTCCTACCTTGCAGACTTTTACTGATTCAAGAGTGATATGATCAGGGAACTTCTTATCCATTAGCTTAAGCCACAAGTGACGAGCTATCATTTCCGCTGTTGGATTTTCTATATATTCATTTAAATAAGAATGATCTAACTGCTCAACGATTGCTCCTACTTTGGTTCGAAACTCTTCGTGAGGTATAACCCATCCATATCGCTCATCAGGTTCTCCACTTATAATCACATACACCTCATGCGAATGCCCGTGTATCCTGCTGTTCTTGTTGCCTAAACCTTCGATACGGTGTGCTGCTTCAAAAGTAAATCTTTCAGTAACTTTAGTTTTCATTTTTAGAATGGTTGTGTGTTGTTATTATCTTCGAAGACATTGCTGTCCTCCTTGTATCTACCTGTGTCGTGGTTGTAACTAAGAGTAGTGCAGTGTCCTGTCTGCCCGCTGAATCTATTCTTTAACACTCTTACTCGTGTCTCATTAGATGTAGTCTCAGCTTGTTGGTTACGCTCCAGTCCTATGACCATGTCACTTAGCTGTGCGATTGCTTGACTGCCTCGTAGATGGTGCAGACTGACTCGTCCTCCTTCTTCGTGCCCTGTGTCTACTCTCTTCAAGTGACTGACCAACACCATACCACACCCTGTCTCTTCAACAAGACTCCTAAGCTTGGTCATGGTGTTATCAATCAACCTTCGTTCGTCGTCTCCTGCTATACCACTGACAACAATAGAGAGGTGATCCAAGAATATCCACTTACAATCAAAGCCCTTTATTAAGTACTTTATTTTGGTCAGAAGATTGTCGCTTTCCATACTGCCGAAGTGATCGTAGGTGTAGAACTTACCGTTCCCTACTGTCTCCTCAAACGCAGGTCGCAACGCTTCTTGTGATACATCCTCTTCCTCTAGGTGCAGTGGTTTATTAAGATGGATACCCATGATACCAAGAGCAGTCCGTCTAACAGATTCCTCCAGTGCTATGTATCCTACCTTCTCACCTAAGTCTAACAGATGATGAGCAACCTCACGGCAGAACAGGGACTTCCCAATGCCACTACCCGCACAGACAGTTACAAGTTCACCTGTCCTCATGCCGTGGGTTAAAGTGTTAAGACTAACATATGGATAGGGTACAGCTTGGTGCTCCTCTCGGTTTGCGATCACATCCCACAGGTCTTTGCCGTTTACGATACCGTCAGGTCTGTACTCTCTAGCGTCGTACAAAGCATCAACTAAGTCCTTGCTCCTACCTGCTACCAACATATCGTTCGGGTCTTTCAGTGGAAGCTCCGCTATCTTTGCTTTGCCCGGTGTAAGAAGTGCTGCACATTCTGCTGCTCCCTTCCGTCCCGGATCATCCATGTCAAAGCAGAAGACGACCTGCTCGTATCGTTCTAACCAATCAATCGCTCTAGCTATGTGTCCCTTTGCAGCACCTGCACCATTCGGTACAGATACCACAGGCCACTTGTTACCTAACGCTTGGCTAACAGACAGAGCATCTATCTCTCCCTCTGTAACTACCACTCGACGACCTCCGTCTCTCCACAGGTGCTGACCGTACAGGCTGATTAACTCCCCTCTTACGCCAAAGCTTTTGTCGGCTCGTCGTATCTTCTGTCCGCAGGTCTTACCGTCTCGTGTTTTATAGTTAGCTACTTGAACAGGTTGTCCGTTCTCATCGCTTACCCAATACCCCCACTTACGGCAGGTATCTTCCGTTAGATTTCTTCGTGCTAGTGCTTGTGGTTTTCCTCTTAATAAATCAATAGTTGTGTGTGTTTTTTCTATAGTCACTCGTTGTGTGTTTTCTCCTCTTTCATGTCTGTTACAGACGAAGCAGTGTGTGCTCCCATCGTCGTTGATGCCGACACCGTCAGACGACCCGCATCGATCACAGGGCTGATGGGTTGCTGTAAAAGCCATGACTCTGGTATAAGTTTATTTGCATATTTTATTCCTTTCTTTTCGCACCAACCTGCGTAGGTAGTATTCGATCCTTTGCGTATCTTATTTGTAGCACTTTGAAACACGATGCGTATGTCTAACTGCGGATGCTGTTCACGTACTAACAGGTGCTTCTTCCTATCCTCCGTCGTCCATAAACCTTTGGCTTCAATGATGATGCCGTTAGGTAATATGAAGTCGGGAGTATAAGTGCTGACCTTTTGATACTCGATCTGTAATGTTTCATACTTGTATCGAATACCACCACGCTCCAGTTGATGTGCGAGTTTACTTTCAAACCCGCTACGAAAACCGTTATTAGAAGTCC